GGTGTGATGACGTACGGATCAAGCGAACTGGGGCTGGCGCTGGCTTGCGGGAACGCCCGCAGCAACAGCCTGACCGTCAGATTGCCAACCTGGTTCTTGAAGTCCGGGATGAATCGGCTCATGAGCAACATGTCGTCGCCGTCGCCGATGTCAAAGTAGCCGGAGTAGATGTAGGCCGCGATCGGTGCGCCTGCGCCATTGACACCGTCTTCTTGGTTGTACAGCACCGATCGGCCTGCCGTGAGGCCGTAGATCGTGGTCAAAGTCGCAGCAGTGCTTTCAGGGTCGTACTCCGTCGCAGTCGGCTTCTCAAACGTCCCGATGTCTGCCCAGGCCGTGCGCGCCATCGATCCGATCGACCAGACGTTCTCCAGATAGTTGTAGGTGACGAAGCGGTCGATGTAGTCGCTGGTGAACGAGCAATACCACCACGTGACCTCGTTAAACTGCGTGTTGATCCCGATGTGGACCTTCTGCGCTTGGACGATGTTGATGTCCTTGAACACATAGTCCTGAACCGTGCAAGGGATCTTCTTCACCGTGCCGTCAAAGACAAAGAACGCGTCCTTGCTCATCCAATACGACACGCCGTTGACGTCCGCCGCTGCATGCGGCCCGATGCACCCGCAGTTGGCTCCCAACTGCTGGAAACCGAAGGTGTAGGGCGGCCCAAGATACTGCTGGCCATGAAGCGACGTGTCCGTCCAGATCAAAATCTGGCCGCGTGAGCGCAGGGCCGTGATGATTTCATTGCCGTCCGTGAGCCGTTGTCCGCCGGCCGTGTTGGTGGCCGTCGGCACAAAGGTGTTGATGTCCTCTTGATTGGAAAAGCGCACGAACATCGGATCCTGTGTGTTTGGCGTACCGATCGTGCTCTCGGTCCCAAAGCACACCAAGTGTCTATCCGGCGTGGACACCAGAGCGTATTTGCTCTTGGTCGGAGCCCCTGAAATAGCCGTGGCCCGCACACTCAACCCAATGGCAGGATCCCACTCGTAAATGCCCCCGTCCACGTATTGCAGGATCAGCTTTTCTCCGTAGTTGTCGAACTGCCAAACCTGAGACAAGAGCTGCAACGAAGCAGAAGGCGGACGAGGCGTGCCCCAAGTGCTCAAGCCCCAAGTGCCCGTGCCCCACCCGAAGTCGATGAAGCTTTTGTCCGCGCCCGTGTTTATCTGGTAGGCCGCGTTGGCCGTGCCGGCCGCTGTGGCCGTACTGGTCGCCGCTGTGGGCGAGGTGATGCGGTACTCGTTGGCATTGAGAACCTCGATAATCTCGAACTGGTTGTTCAAGCTCGCATTCGGAATGCCTCCTGGGTCTCCCGTCGTGCCGCTGAAGGTGACAAAGTCCCCTCCGATCGCGCCGTGCCCCGTGTCGTTGACCGTGACGCTGGTCGAGCCGTTCGTCGTATCGAAGGTAATCGTGCCGGTGACCGTTTTGCGAATTGGAGTGATATCACCCCACGAACCGCCATAGAAGGCGTAGACCTTCTTGTTGGTGCCGATTACCGCGTAGGGTGAGCCGTCGAGCGAGTTCCAGGTAAAAACGTCGCTGGCCGCGCCCACAAAATTAACAGGCGTCTGATCAAACGAGGTCCAGCCCCCGATCTTCTCCGGCAAGCCGTACCGAAAGCGCACGTAGTCACAATCAACCCAGCCGCCCTCTGCACCGTACTCGGTGTTCTGCTTGTCGATCCCAGGCTTCAGAAACAGTCGTAAGAGCGGCATGTCATGTCCTAAGTGATGGGGCCACCCACCAACCACGCGTCACACGTGCGGTCACCGGCGTCCTTCTTAACGGTGGCCATGAGGCCTCCTACATGGTCGCCCCGGACGCGGCCGGGACGGTAGTGATCTGGATCGCGACTGAACGCTTCAAGTTCAACGGCTCAAGGCAATCGGAACACGAATCCGCAGCAAGCTCTGCTTCATCGAGATCATATCCGCAATGAGCGCAAACCGCCTCAACCTCATGCGCGGGCTCGATGCTGCCATCGGGCAGCGTCCTGGAGGGGAGCGAAAGCTTCATGGTGTCTCCATTAGGTACAACGCTCTCTCATCATGCCTGCGAGTCACCAGCCCCGGCAACTCTCGTCCACCAGCCAGCGTCCACTTCTTAAACTCATCTGCCGCTCCCTCGTAGTCTTCCCGGTTGTGCTTCATGCGAAGGGTCGAGTTCTGAAGGTTGCCTAGCCCAACATTGAAAGCGAACGAAGCGAGTGCCAGATGGCGATTGCTAAGAGGAACCACAGAACATAGTCGGAGTACCCCCGGAAGAAACCGCTGAAGATCCTCTTGAAGTAGCGCATCGACCTCGTCCTCTGTCAATCGCCGATCCCAACCTGCCGGTATAGGTAGCTCAAGTCGTCGATCAAACGGTACGCGCAGGTGAGAAGGATCGATGACCCTCCCAACGCCCACGGTCCAAAGCCGCGCCCCGCATCGGTATGGGCGATACCGAACACCCTCGTGGTGCTTCAGCATTTTGATCAGCGCGTTCATTTTTTGCTGAACGCTTGGCTTCCAAACCAAAAACTTATGATTGACGCCCAGATGATCTGGGTGTCAGCGTCCCACAGGTTAGCAATTACCTCTGCAAACGGGGTTCCCAGATGCCACGCATACGCCGCACCGAAGATGTTGATGAAGCAGAGCAGGGCAAACATCCCGTAGGTGATGACCGGGCGGACCAGAGCGCGGGCATTGATCACCCACCTGCTTGCGCCTTCCCCGATAGCAATATCGTGGGCGTACAGGGCTTGCTTCTCTTGCAGAGCGAACTGTTGGGTAGAAACATCCGCCGTGATCTGAAGCTGGTCAGTTCTGATCTCTTCTACCCTTGCTTGAGCCTCAAAACCTGCCTTTCTGAGTTCCAGTTCCCGCTCGATCTGCATCCGGGCCAAGGCCAGTTCATGCGTCTTGTCTGCGCGGTCTTGAAAGAACCCTAAGAGTTTAGGCAAGCCCCCGGCGAGGAAGGAAAGAAGGGTCGTAAGAAGGGTGATCATTTTGTCCCCGTTGTAATGGTGTCGTCGCCCTTGGTCACAGTCACTCTTCCTTCAGTGACATCTACCTTCATCGGCGGCTCTTTCCGGTCTAGCTTGTCTAAACGCTCAATGAGAGACTTGATGACCTCAAACTCCGGCCTCTCCTGCTTCGCATTAGCCCCGGCGATACCGTTGAGCATGGCGATGAGCGCCGTCAAAGCAGCCGATACAAGACCGATGACAGCGGCGATCTTGGACTCTTCTAATAAGAGGCTAGCCCCAACACCGACGATGACGATAGCGGTGATGTATGCCAGACCATGTTTCCCAATCGCTTTCCCGGCGACTTCCTTAGCCGCAGACTCAGCTTCCAGCCTTTGTAACTCGGCCTTGGCTTGAGCCTTCAGCATACGGATTTCGTGTCTCACCGGGATATCTCGGCTAACACGAGCATTAACCCAATTATCAGCATCATCAGCCATATTAGGCACTTACCCACGGCAGGGGAGGGCTGACCACTACGGGGTGCTTTTGGAGTTCCAGTTGGGCTTGAACTGCGGCTTCCGTCGCGGCCTTGTCTACGCCGTTTGCCCAGATCCAACCGAGCACTTCGTTCTGCGTGAGTTGGTCGTAGGGGACAAAGCTCGCCGGGTTCGGGCCGGGAACAGAGCAGGTGGAGTAGACAGAGGCAGAGTAGGTCTTGTCACCATCTACTTCGGTCTTGGATACTCTCCAGTGGACGCAATAGACAACATCGCTCAATCCATCTTCCTGTACGCGACAGTCCATCCGGGACACTTCCCAAATCGGGCTAGCACTCATTTGCTTTTCTCCAGTTCCACGGCAAAGCCGAATTATGAATCAAGACACCAGACATTGACGGCTGATACAACACACCATCATCTAACTTGTTTTTCTTGTGCATGTTGTAATACGCCGAAACCACTCTTAGGTTCCAAGGCACATGCAAACCACACACGGTTTTGCCTTGCAACGGCACTATATGGTCAACGTGACATTTGAAACCTGCATTGCCAGAAGTTTTGCTAGCAAAGATATAGATCGATTCCATTTGCCTAAACTGTTCTGGCGTCAACCATTTTGGCGTTGCTTGTAACTTTTTTGCTTGTCGCGCTTGTTCGCTCGCAGCATGTTGAGGTTTTCGCTTGGCGGCACTTTTCCTAATTGTCTCTTTTACCTTTTCAGGGTTGTTTAATCGGTACTTTGCTGACGCAAGGCGATACTTTTCTGGATTTTTAGCGTATCCCTTTTTATACCAGTCCGGGTCTTTAATTAGTCGTTGCTTGTTTATTTCTAGACATTTCAATCGGAAACACTCAAAGCAATTCCCGTTTGATACAGCCCGTTCTGCCACATGACCATATTTACAAGGGCGACCAGTAAAGTATCTTGTTTTCCCGGCTGCTTTGGCGGCCGCTCGTTCTTTGGGCTTGTATTGGTGATCGGCTAAATGCAGCACGCCCATGATTAAGCTCCTTTGAGTGCGGCCACTTCGGCCTCTAGGGTTTCAATACGGGCCATTGCTTCTTGCAGGGCGACAGCGGCTTTCATCAGCAACACCGAGGTCTTAACTGACTTGGTGGTCGTGCCAAGGTCGGTGCCTTCAGCATCGCGGTCTTGATGCTCATCAACTAGACCCGGAGAGGTCAGTTCGACTTCCTGCGCCACTACGCCCAACTGGACGCGACCAGACGGATCGTCTTTCATCTTGAACTTGCGGAAGCGCAATGCTTTGATGTCTGACCATTGTGAACCTGCGTCCACAATGTCAGTTTTCATCTTCTGGTCAGAGATAGCGCCATAGGAGTTATTGGTATTAGTTACATCACCGGAGTCGGCTACACGGAACCTAAACAAGTTAGCGGTCGTGTTGTATGCGCTAATGATGTAGTAGGTATTGTCTGTAGTGTTTCTTGCGTTCGATATGAAAATTGTGCCGTCTGTAACTGACGAAGTGCTGCTGTTTCTAACAACTAGCGTATTATTAGTGTCGTTAGAAACCATTTCGTGATAAGTGCCTGTACTTCCAACATACGACCCCGTATTACTCGCCTTAAAGTACCCACCGCTGGTGATACGGGCGCGTTCGTTAGCTACCCCGTCTGTTGAAAACACAATAGAAGAAGATGTCCGAAGGTTGTCAGGGTCAGCGACAATTACAAGAGAGTTTTCTCCGTGAGACCAAACCCCCATAAATCCCAACATTTCATTATTGGAACTGACAACTCCATAAGCGCCATAATTAGAGGTGCTACTACCCTTGACTTGGATATTAGGCTGATAGGCTGTTCCAACAGAGGATGTGTAGCCTATAAGTTGATGCCCACTGCTGTCGATACGGGCGCGTTCGGTGTTGTTGGTGCCAAAAAGCAAAGCATGGTTTGTTTTAGCAAAAACATAAGTGTTGTCATTTGTAGCAGTGCCAAAAAACCCCGTGCCAGTTCCAGCACCATTAACGGAAACATAAGCAGCAGCATTGCCAGAAGAGTTTCCTTTCAGCACTAGTGTTGTTTCATCTCCAGAAATACCTGTCGTTAAACTCGTCGTACCAACCAACAAATTCCCACTAGCATCCAGCGTCATTGCTTGGGACAAGGATGCGGTATCACTACCTGTGCCGTTCCACGAGGTTGTTGATACCGTCCAAATATGTGAGCCAGCGTTTTGGTAATACAGCGTTGCATACCCAGCCGACATAAAAATGCCAGTGTCGGATGCGTTGTATCTAAAGTTCTGAGCTACACCAGTAAATCCGCTGCGGCTAAACAAAGATGCGTTGTTTGTAAGCTGTAATACTTTGTTGTTTGCATTCCAGTCACTAGGCGTCACCCCCAGACCGAGGTTGCCGGAGGCGTTGAAAGTCATATTGCCTGAGCCTGACACAATATTAAAACGCTGTGTGTCAGTAGTCGGATCGTAAATACAAAACTCTCCAACATTAACCGTCGTGCCTCCGCCTGATGAAATATCCCAAGATTTTCCAGATCCTGCTGTAGAAGTAATCCTTAGTTTTGGCTCATTAGCGGAGATTTGAAGTTTCTGTGCAGGCGAACTCGTCCCAATCCCTACCCCGGTAGAAGTCGTCACCAGCGTATCAACAGGCGTAGAGCCGTTAAAACTGATTGCTTGCGTTGATCCTGCTGTACCAGCACCTACTATGTTTAGTGTGCCGGTAGAGGTGATACGGGCGCGTTCGGCAAGCGTACCCGTACCTGTAGTAAGAAATTGAAGGTTATAGTTATTTGATGAATCATAACCTGATCTAATCCGACCAGCGGTTCCAATTGCCCCGCCGGTTGTTAGCGGCTTTCTAAAGTCTAAATTTGTGTCGTAACCAAAATCGGCGCTTGATGTTAAAGCAAGAATAGTAACTTCAGTAGCAGTAGAGGATTGAACTTCAAGTTTGTACGAAGGTGTGCTTGTGCCAATACCGACCCGATCCGCAGACGCATCAGCCAATATCAGATGAGTATCCGTATCTCCCTCTACACGGAAATCTACATCTGCACCGTTCTCGTTGAATACAGCACCGCCGTTCGCAGTCAGGGCCGTAGAAATCGTAACCGCCCCGGTAGAGTCCGTCAGGACAATAGCAGACGTACCATCCTTGGCCTTGATGTTCGTGACTTCGAGGTTGGTAGTGTCGATGGTCGTTGCATTGACGGTCGTCACAGTCGCAAGCGGGGTCACGACGGACGTCGCAAAGTAACCCGTGCGCGGGCGCGTCGCGCCGCTCGCACCGATGTCGAACGTGTTGTCGGTGAAGATCACGTTGCTGTTCACCGTCCCAGGCACCGTGATCAGGTCGGCCGCAGCATCGCCCAAGGCCACCGCACCGTTCAAGGTCGTCGCACCGGACGCGGTCAGCGTCGTAAACGCCCCAGTGGACGCGGACGACGCACCCACCGTCGTCCCATCAATCGCCCCGCCGTTGATGTCCACGAAGTCGAACATCTGGATGACGTTCGTGCCGTCCACGTACAAGTGCGCCTTGCGGCCATTCGGGACCGTGATGCCCGTGCCGCCAGAGGTCTTGACGGTGATGCTCTGCCCGCCCGTCGTATTGTTCTGGACGATGTACTGCTTCTGGATGGTAGGCACCACCAGCTCGCGCGTGGTCGTCAAACTCAACACCGACGTCACATTCAACACCAGCGCCCGAGCGATCTGGGCGGCGTTGCTATCCGCCAAGGAGATTGTCAGCGTGGCGTCCGACAGATATTCAGGATTGCCATAGCCTACGATGGCCTGCTCAAGCGCCGTCCCCAAGTTTGTGTTGGTGATGCCGCCCCAAGTTCCCGAGTTTTCCCCGGTCGCCATGATCTCGATCTTTAGGTTCGTGGAGTAGGTGCTTGCCATGCTCGTTTCCTTTACGTTGTGATCTGCGTCCAGATCACCGTATTGCCGTCAACGACAGCTACCCAGCCCGGAGACTGTGCACTGCCAACATTCTGCCACCCAGGCGTCTGACTGTCATCCACCGCAGCCCACCCAGGCGTCTGTGAGTCGCTAACCCCTTGCCAGTTCGGCGTCTGATCATCATTGATCACGCTCCAAACCAACACCGGCGTCAAAAGCGCCGTGGCCGATACGCCCGTCACCAACACGTCCGCGTTCG